ATTGGTTATTGTAGAAAAGGATTATATTCAGGAAAAATTATTATTCCAAGTTATGATGAAAATTTAAGTTTAAATTATTTTGTAGCAAGAGCCTATTATGAAGAAGATAAATGGAAACATAAAAATCCACCAACTTCAAAAGATATAGTAGGATTTGAATTACATATAAATTGGAATATGCCAATTGTATTAGTTGAAGGAGCATTTGATGCAATTGCAATAAAAAGAAATACAATTCCATTATTTGGAAAAACAATATCAAATACATTAAAAATGAGAATTGTAGAAAAAGGAGTAAAACAAATATACATATGTTTAGATCAAGATGCCAAAAAACAAGCATTAGAAACTGCTGAGTATTTTATGGCAAATGGTATTGATGTATATTTTGTAGATTTAACATCTGGTGACCCAAGTGAAATAGGATTTGAAAAGATTAAAAGAATATTAGAATTAACAACAAGAATGAGTTCAGAACAATTAATGGAACAAAAGATTTTATGCGCATTATAGATATAGGAATAGAAAAGATAGATAAAATTTATCACATTGCAGATGTACATGTTAGGAATGTGAAACGACATAAAGAATATCAATTAGTATTTAAACGATTGTATTCTTATATAAAGAAAACAAAAACCAATAATTCAGTAATATATGTGGCAGGGGATATAGTACATGCCAAAACTGATATGTCACCTGAATTGGTATCATTAGTATCAGAATTCTTTAGAAAATTAGCAGATTTAGCCCCTACATTAATTATTACTGGTAATCATGATTGTAACTTAAATAATAGTTATAGACTTGACGCCCTTAGTCCTATTGTTAAAGCCTTGAATCATCAAAACTTATACTATCTTAAAGACAATGGTATATATTTGATATCCGGTGTACACTTTAACGTATTATCAGTTTTTGATAAGCCAGTAGATTACATAAAAGCAGATGATTTTGATGGAGATTATAAAATTGCTCTACATCATGGTTCGGTTCATAATGCATCAACTGATGCAGGATTTGTATTAAGTAACACTCATGTTACTACTGAAATGTTTAAAGGACATGATTTATCATTATTAGGAGATATTCATAAACCACAATTTCTAGATGAAGAAAAAACCATGGCATATGCCGGTTCATTAATACAACAAAATCATGGAGAAGGATTGACTCATGGTATAATGGTTTGGGATCTAGAAACTAAAAAATCAGAATTTGTTGAAATTGTAAATGATTATGGATATTATACATTTCATATAGATGAAGGTAAAATTACAAATACAAATTCAAAAGTTCCATTACGGCCAAGATTAAGATTTAAAGTTAAAGATACTGATTCTGGAACACTAAAACAAATTATTGCAGGCATCAAATCAAAATATAAAGTACAGGACATTTCAATACAAAAAATAAATGCACTAAACACGACAGATGCAACTAAAAAAATTAATTTTGGAAACATAAGAGATGTGGAATGGCAAAATAATGTCATTACAGAATACTTAACAGATGAATATGCACTTGATGATGAATTATTAGATACAGTAAGACATATAAACAGAACCGTTCATTCCAAATTACCAACAAGTACATTAACGAGAAATATTACTTGGACACCTAAAAGATTTGAATTCTCTAATATGTTTTCATATGGAGAGGATAATGTAATTGATTTTTCTAACATGAATGGAACATATGGAGTATTTGCTCCAAATGCATCAGGCAAATCGACATTATTGGATGCACTTGCATTTTGTTGTTTTGATAGATGTAGTAGAACTAAATTTGCTAAACATGTATTAAATAATAAAAAATCTAGATTTTATTGTAAATTTGAATTTGAATTAGGAAAGTATAACTACTTTATCGAAAGAAAAGCCAAAAAACACAATAATGGCCATGTTAAATTAAATGTAGATTTTTGGAGAGTTGATGGAACGGGTAATGAAGAATCATTAAATGGAGATCAGAGAGATACCACAAATAAAAGTATAAGACAATATTTAGGAACATATGAAGATTTTGTTTTAACTGCCTTATCATTACAAAATAACAATACTGGATTTATAGACAAATCACAAAGAGAAAAGAAAGAATTATTATCACAGTTTTTAGATATAGATATATTTGAACAATTATATCATATAGGCCACGAAGAGATTAGAGAAACGGCAGCATTAATTAGAGAATATAAAAGAAAAGATTTTTCAACTGATTTATCAAATGCCAATACAATTATCGCAGATAATACTGGTTCATATGAACAAATGAAGGTTGATAAAACAGAACATGAAGAAATGAAAACTAATTTGAATGATATTATTTTTTCATTAACAAAAGAATTAAAGAAAGTTGATGATACATTATTATTACCAATTGATATTGAAACTGAAATATCTGATATGGAAGAAGATGTTGAAGAAGTAGTTGGAGAAAGAGATACTCAAAAAGAGATAATTCGTGAACAAACAAAATTAAATAAAGAATTACAGCAAAAGATTGATAAAGTAGATGTTGATAAATTAAATAAACAGATAGATGATATAACTAAACATAAGGCAGATATAATTACATTAAAAAATGCTGTTAAAGTTAAACGACTTAAAATTCAACATGCACAAAAAATGGTTTCCAAATTAGATAAACATGAGTGGGATGAAAATTGTGATTACTGTATGGCCAATCCATGGTTACATGAAACAAAACAAGTTGCAGATTTTTTACCAAAATTAATTGATGAGGAACAAAAGATATTATTTGATATTGATGATATTGGAAATGAGATAGCTAACTTATTAGAACAACAACCTCGAGAAAAATTAACAACATTATCTAATATGAAGCATTCATTAGGATTGAGTAATGGGACATTAATAGCACATGAACATCAATTAGAACAAATAAAATGGAAAATTCATAAAGGTAAAGAAGATCTTAAATCTAAAAAATTAGAATTAAAAAAATCATTAAAACAAAAAGACAATATTATTTTTAATGAAAAGAAGAATGGTGAGATAAATGAAATTAGAGATGAAATAAAAACTGTTAATACAGATTTAAGACAATTAGATGCAAATCTATTAACATTATCAGGTAAGTTGAAAATGGCAGAAAAGTCTCGACAAGATGCAAATGATGGTATTGATAGATTAAAAGAATTAGAACAGCAGTATCAAGGATATGAATATTATCAAAAGGCAATACAAAGAGATGGTGTTCCATATCAATTGATAACAAAAGCACTTCCACAAATAGAATCTGAAATAAATAATATCTTGAATCAAATTGTTGATTTTACCATGATATTACATACAGATGGAAAAAATATAAATGCGCATATTGTATATGATAATGACAATCATTGGCCATTAGAATTAACATCCGGAATGGAAAAATTTGTATCATCATTAGCTATAAGAACTTCATTAATAAATGTATCAAATTTACCAAGACCAAACTTTTTAGCAATAGATGAAGGATTTGGAGTATTGGATTCAGATAACTTGAATAGCATGTATATGTTGTTTGATTATTTAAAATCACAATTTGGCTTTATTATGTGTATATCTCATATAGAAGCAATGAGAGATATAGTAGATAAGCTAATTGAAATCAAGAAGGTTAATGGATACTCTGAAATTGACTTCAGTTGATATTTATATGAAATAGGAGAGTTGCATGCCCGCAGGTTCATGGCATTTAGGTAGATTAAGACGAAAAGTAGATTACGTAGGACTACGTGAACTAGGTACAGTTATCATTCGAGATGATAATCCATTTTCAGATGATTATTTTAATATAGTAGAATTTCCTACTGTCTTTACAGCAGGAAAGAATTTATTTAAAATCAAAGCTAATGCTAATACATTGGTTAGAGATTCAAAAGTACATATTGAAATTTTAGATTTTAATGGAGATGCTATTTACTATGAAGTTGTTCAATATGCAGAAGTAGATGGGACTCGTGTTATAGCCATATGGATTTATCCTGATACACCGCCGGGGGCTGCAAGAGTATTTGTAGGAGGTAGAGCAAGACTTAATCCTGTAACAGGAGAAACATATAGCTTTAGTTATGATGTAAATGCACCTGATTATTATAACTTACCAAATGTATTATGGTCTCGTGCTATAAGTGTTGCACCATCACAATTAAATAATACTGAAATAATTTATCGCGATGGATATTTTCCTAGAATACAATTGAAAGAACGTAATATACCATATTTACAGCCAGTAAATTTAGAAAATACAATTAAAACAATATCTGCATCTGCAGGAGAAACTATAAGAATTGTTCCATTTTCAGAAAATCTAACAGGATTACCAAGTTCTATTATGGACGCGTTGATGAATTCAAACGACTCATATGGCCAATTTCAGGCAATAAATTATTTACAAAGTTTGACAAATACAGATTGGTATCAAACTAATGAAGAAGTAAGCGCTAATGATTTTGTTGACAGTACAATACCTAATGAAATTGTTGGATTTTCAAGAGCAGTGATAGGACCTGATGGCGGAGCAAGTATAGCCTTTACATCAAACATGGTAGGAGGTCAAATTACTATTAAAGATCCAATTATATTGGCGTCCGCTTTATCATTTGCAAATTCAAATAGAAATTGCTATCCATATAGTCAACATAATCCTCAATTTAATGATACTTATAATCAGGCTAATCCAATAGCATTTGAAGACCAGCAATTTACCTTTAAAGTTGATGGCGGTTTAAATAATGATGGCTCTACAGTATCTGCAGATGATATACTAGTAGATCCTGCAGGAGTTGCAATTGCAGCTGCACTACCACAACCTGGTAATATGACAGATATAAATGAAGTACCTAATGCATCACTGAGTCCACCTATTCATGGTCCAAATACAGGAGCATCTAATGTCCAAGGAGGATTGCAAGGTATAGATCCGCGTGGTGGATTTACAGGTGATACAAATTCAAATGGTTATACAAAATTTTTCAGTCCTTCTTCACTTGTTGGCTATGGACCACATTATCATTATAATTCAGTTGAAGGATTTGGTTTAATACAATCACCACCAATTGGTAATCTAGCGGTACAAAATTCATTTGATAATAACATACCATTCAATTCATCATTTGCTAGATTATCTGGAAGTTATCAATTTGGAATATTAAATATATTAAATTCGACAGAAGCATTAGTATATATGATAGGAGGCCCAGTTAATCAAGAAGATATTACAGGAGGCGCATTTGAAGTAGATATAGCCCAGTATTCTCAAGGAGATGGAGGATCTGTACCAAATATTTTTAACATGACCAACGACTCAGTTACAGGCTGGAGAAGAGATACAACATATCCATCAGGTAATATTACAATGAGCTTCTTATCTCCATATGATTTACAACTAACACCAATTACGCAATCATTTGCAGATATCATTTTTACAGATATTGATCCAGATACAGGTGATGTATATAAAATAAAAACAGAATATAAACCAGGAGGACAATTTGGAGATTGGATAGATGCTGGCGATTCTATTCTAGAACAATATGAGATACTTGTCGATTCAGGATCATTTGATTCAGAAATAGATGCAGATACTCAAGAAGCTCTAGGATTATCACCAGTATTCAAACGAATAGGATTTTTTCAAAATCAAGATGATGTTGACTTTATAGCTATTACAGATCCACAAATAGGGGCTTTAGCTGCTACAAATGAAAATACGCCAACAATTACTTTTGATGCTGGAATGATCATTAATGCGGCACGAGTACAATCAGCCGCAACCTTTGGTGAGTTCACTCAAAGATTTGGATATTTTGCACCAAAATTTACATTTGCAAGACATAGTTTATGGGTAACAGAAAATACATCTTATATCATGAAAGCAGATATGTCAGCAACTGATGATATACAATCAACTGATCCAAATGTTCCATTACCTAGATTTGAATTTTGGATATATCATTCAACTCAAACTCCTATGCAAACTTCAGCATTTAATTTTGATAATGGAATGGAATTTCCAACTCGTACACCAGTAGAAATAGATTATAGAAATACGGCATATCAACTTTCTGGAGAAAGTTTAAGCCCAGCATCTGATTTACCTGCAGACATAGCTACTGCATTTGGGACAAAAATAGGAACTATTGAAGCTGAGCCAAGTATGAGTATTAGAAATGTAAATTTAATATTTACAGCACCTGCAGATGGCTTTATTTGGCCAACTTTTGTTATTCGTAGAGGAACTTGGCATATAGGACAGATAAGTATTAAATCATTAGCAGAGACAGGATTTACACCAAATTATTTTAGAACATTTAAACATATATTTCCTACTCCGCAGCCAGGAACGCCATACTCATTTAGATTTAGATTTTTTGACTTTCAAGGAACTGAGGCAGCATTGAGAGCATATGTTTATCCAGTATTCTTTACAGGAGAAAATATGGTTATAGGAGGTAACTTTAATTTATTAACCGGTTCTTTATATATCAGTAATGAAGTAGGTAAAGGTATTCAAGCATCAGGAGAGGGTTCTGGATTTATTCGATCAGTTGGATATCAAGGATTTACAAAAGCAGCATCTGGATCAAATCGAGCAGGAGGAACTAAATCAGGATTCATGATGTATTCAGGCTCAGTATTAAGCTCAGAAACTTCTGATTATCAGACAGGTGGAGTTGGGTTTGAATTAGTACATGATAGTGCTTCATTCTTTACATTTGCAACAACTGGTAGCCGAGCAGGAATACATCTTAAGACTCCTAAATTTTTCTTAGGAAGAGAAGAAACTGCATTCGTTAGTGGTTCAGAAGACGGAAAATTAGAAATATCATCTTCGGCATTCCATTTAACTCGAGATGGAAAAGTAATTATTCCATCATTATCAACAAGAGCCACTCCATCAAGTCCAGCCGGTAATTTTGTAGTAGATGGTAATATAAGTGCCTCAGGTAATATTGTTGCAAATGAATATCATGTGCGTACGGTATCATCATCTGTATTGTTTAGTGATGGTAATACTCAATTTGGTGATGATCCAAATGATGTACATTCATTCTCAGGAAGTATAACTGCAGTAACAATGTCAGGTGGAAGAATAGAAGGAGGAATTGTGTATGGAGGAGAATTTTAATATTTATATAAAATGAAAACATTAGGGCATAAAATAATAAAAGATTTGATACTGGAGGCAGATTCGCCTATCAAAACAATTGTAGCTATTTATCCAGGTAGGTTTCAGCCAATGGGTAAACATCATGCAAAAGTTTACGATTGGTTAGCAGGAAAGTTTGGAAAATCAAATACTTATATTGCAACAAGTGATAAAGTTGCATTACCAAAATCTCCATTAAATTTTAGAGAAAAGGTTCAAGTAATTAGAAAACATGGTATACAAAACGTCGTTCAAGAAAGAAATGTATACGCACCAGAAAATATATTAAAAAAATATAATCCAGAAACTACTGCAGTAGTATTTGTATACGGAAAGAAAGATGCCGGAAGATTACGATATACAAAAAAAGATGGAACACCAGGGTATTTTCAAGATTATGAAAAGTCTAAAGGCAATCTAAAAGGATATGAAACGCATGGATATGTTGTTATAGCCCCTCATATAGAGTTTAAGATACCAGGATTTGGTGAGATGTCAGGAACAACATTAAGAGCTGCATTAGCAACGGCGGACCAAAAAACATTTAAAGATATAATGGGATGGTATGATCCAAAAATACATGAATTATTAAGAACAAAATTTTCTCAATCAATTAATGAATTTTTAATTAAAAATAATTTACAAAATATTTTAAAAGAAAATAGTACTGCAACTGCTATGGCTGATGGAGATGTAGATGATGGCCCTAGATATTTTTATGGAAATCAATCAACATATCGAAAAAAGACTGCAGAGATGGCAAATCGATTAGGATACGAAGTGGTAAATTATATCCTAAAAGATAGTCCACTTGAAATACATAATACAAGGTATCCAGATGGTCCACCATTAACAGTTTCATATTTTCCAACTGGAGTTAAAGGAGAGTTTAATGCTGGTACCTCTTATGTAAAAGATTTAAAGGGTAATCCTGCATATAGTAAATGGAAATCTTATATTTCAAAAATAGCACAATCAGTAGGATATAAATTCCTAAACTTTTTAGATGCAGATGATTCAGTCAACTCAAGTAAAGGAGAAGTGTTAAATCCAACAACAATAAAAGAAGATATTAGTTTACCAATTAATATAGGTGATACAGTAATGATGGGTAGATTTAAAAATAAAAAAGTAGTTGTAAAAACTATCAATTGGAATGAAAAAGGTGATTTATTAATTAACGGAAGATCGGCTATGAAAATGAGAATTGTACCACAAGAACAAGAATTGACAAAAGAATGGTGGTCAGGTCAATTTAAACAATTAATAACAGAAGGAGGAGCAGCTGGCCACATGAATCATCCATTTGATGATAGAGATATTACATTTGGTGATATGAAACAAATGATAAGATTATCACTTGAAGGTAAATTAGATTTAGAAACTGGTATACAAGAAAAAACAGATGGTCAAAATTTATTAGTTACATATAAAGATGGTAGAGTCAAAGCAGCAAGAAATAAAACTACAATAAGAAACCCACTAAACCCAGAACAAGTAAAAATGAAATTTGCAGGAAGAGGTGAAATAGAAAAGGCATTTACATTTGCCATGTTAGATTTAGAAAGGGCATTTGAAAAACTACCACAAGATAAATTACAAGAAATATTTGGAAATGGATCTAAATTTTTAAATATGGAAATTATATATCCAGGAACACAAAATGTTGTTATGTATGGACCAAAAGCTTATTTACAATTTCATGGTATAAGTGAATACGATTTAGAAACCGCAACAAAAATAGATGACGCACCAGAACTTGCTTCATTATTACAACAAATGATTGCAGATGTAAATGCAAATATACAAAAAGAATTTGCAATCATTCCACCTAAAATTTTAACATTAGGACAGATGCCTAATTTTGAAGAAAAGGAAAAATATTTTATCGATCGGGTAAACGTATTACAAGGACAATTCAAACTAAAAGATTCAGATGAATTAATAATGTGGCATGAGGAATGGTGGAAATCAAAAATTGATCAGGCAATTCCATATGCAACAGATGATGTAAAATTAGGACTATTAAAAAGATGGGCATATTTTGATAAGTCATTTAGAATGAATTCAAAAAGTATCCCAGATGCAGAAATATTACAAATGGCAAAAGATTTTGATAAACAGGATTTTGCAAAACAAAACAAACAAAATATATACAATTTTGAAAAAATATTCTTGGAATTAGGAGTTGAAATATTACATAACATATCAGACTATTTATCAGTGGTTCCAAAAAAGGCAGTTAAAGATATAAGAAAACGAATAACAAAAAAAATTAAAGTTATACAAAAATCAAAAGATCTTAAAGCACTTGAAAAAATGAAATTTGAGTTAGAAAGAATAAAGGCAATAGGAGGATTTGAAAAATTAGTACCAACAGAAGGTATAGTATTTGTATATAAAGGAAAGACATATAAATTAACAGGTTTATTTGCCCCTATTAATCAATTGTTAGGAATAGGCGGACTTGGAGACAAGTAGCATATTTATATTAAAAAAATGGGATATATTATGGAACAAGGTGTATTACGAAAATTAATTCAAAATCAAATAAAAAAGTCTTTACAAGAAGGACCTGCTGACAACATCGGCCGTGGTATTGAAAAAATTGAAAAAACTACTAGCGTTAAAATGTTAAAAAGAGCATTACAACGAGGAGGACCTGATCAACAAGCAGCTGGATTATTAAAAGTAATACAAGCAGTTTCAGGAGGGTCACCAGTAGTTGCAAAAAAATTAGCCATGATGCTTAGGTCAGGTGGATTAGAAACGCCGAGTGCAGATACATCACCTGAAGGAACAGTTGATGAAAATGCATTAGATGCTAAAGCTGAAAAACTTGATAAAACACAAGCTTATAAGATGTTAAAACAAACATTGAGTAACAGGCCTGCAAATCAACAATCAGATTTTGTTATTGATTTGATTAATAACTTAGAATTAAAAGATCCAGCCAAAAAAAGGTTGGTAATGACTATCCGTAAAAAGTTAAAATAATTATGAGCAATAAGTTACAGAATGTAAAAGCCGTCAAGCAAATGCTTGCGGGTGAGCATAGATTTCAAACAAGAAAATCAACATATTTTGGAAATTCAAAGAATGATACTGAAAAAACTGAAGTATTAGAAAAATTTGAGAATGGTGATCCAAAAGTTTGGGTAGAAACAAAACCATCCGGGACAAGGATTAAAGTTACAAAACATGATGGATTCACATCACGCGTACCAGAAAATAGTATAATGGAATCAGTACGAGACATGTTACGAGTCCCAGATGAATGTCCTAAATGTGGTACAGAAATGAGAAATGAAGAACAAGCATTAAATTTTAAATTTTACTTTAAACGTAAAAAATGTTTTGGATGTGTTTTAGCCGAAGAAAGAAAAATAAAAGCAAAAGGCGAAAAGGCCTGGAAAAAGTATCAAACCAAAATAATGAAATCAAATGCAGAGGCATGGTTCAGAGATACAGATAAAGAAGTTGAAATAATTAAAACGCAGGCAAAAGAAACTTTATGGCAAAATGCAGATGGTGATAGAGGCGAAGTTGATATGTCAGTCATGTTAGACAAAATAGAACAAGATTATAAAAAACTTAAAACAAATATTAGAAAACAATTCAAACAATAAAGGAAAGTTATGGGAGTATTAAAAAAAATATTTTCTGCAGGAGCTAGTACATTAGTTGATTCAGTAGGAGGAGTTATTGATAACTTGGTAACAACTGATGATGAAAGATTAGCTGCTAAAGCTAAACTAAAACAAATAGTTTTAGATCATGAAGCTAAAATGGAACAAAACATAACTGATCGATGGTCAGCTGATATGAATTCTGATTCATGGCTATCAAAAAATGTAAGACCACTAGTATTAATATTTCTAGTTATAAGTACAGTATTAATGATATTTATTGATGCTGGTACAATTGCATTTACAGTGGAAGAAAAATGGACAGATTTATTACAACTAGTCTTAATAACAGTAATAGGTGCTTATTTTGGTGGCCGCTCTATAGAAAAAAGAGCTAAAAAATAATTAGGTTTTTTGCAAATAATTTCTTATATTAAAGTATATAATGGCAGTAAAGAAAACACTAAAAGAAATTATACGCGATGAATATAAGAGATGTTCAGTCGATCCAGTACACTTCATGCGAAAGTATTGTATTATTCAACATCCTACAAAAGGTAAGGTTTATTTTAATCTTTATCCATTTCAAGAAGATTCATTAACTAGAATATCACAAAATAGATATTCAATCATTTTAAAATCTAGACAGTTAGGTATATCAACTTTAACTGCCGGATATTCATTATGGAAAATGATATTTAAATCAGATTTCAACGTATTGGTAATTGCAACTAAACAAGATGTTGCAAAAAATCTTGTTACAAAAGTAAGAGTAATGCATGATAATTTACCGGCATGGTTAAAAGGAAAGGCGTTAGAGGATAACAAATTATCCTTAAGATTTAAAAATGGTTCACAAATAAAGGCTATATCATCAAAAGGTGATGCAGGTAGATCGGAAGCCTTATCATTATTAGTATTAGATGAAGCCGCCTTTATTGATAGAATAGATGAAATATGGACTGCGGCACAACAAACATTAGCAACTGGTGGTGGAGC